CGCTAAAAACATACCAATACAAAAACTAATCATAATATACTCCGAATCAATTCAACTCATATTATTAGTTATACACGAACTTGGTATGAATGTCAAGTCTTTTTTACATAATTATCATCCCAATTAAAAGCTGTTTTCACAACTTCATGAGAAAGACCTTTATACACTTGATGTAAACATTTGTCTTTTGCATAACAAATTACTTTAGCTTCATCTTCATGTAATCCTTCCAACATTTGAATGAACATAGTTTCTTTTCTTACCATAGGTGTTGAATTATCTCCACCTTTAATAAAATGATATAATTTCCTCGCCTCTTGAGCTAATAAAGTATGTTCAGTTCCTTCTGGCGCCTCATTTGGTTTATAAGGAACTTGACCTTCTGGTAATACCCATTGAATTTTTGGGTCAAAAGAAGATTTAATAATCATTCTCAGAGCATCTGTATTATTTTGTCTAAGAACTGCAATTTTCTTATCTTTGGTTTTTGCATTATTTACTTTTTTAAGAACCTCTGCAATACTAGGTGTATAAGTTTTTACGGCCATTTAGAAGTCTCCTATATTTTCCATTAAACTTTTCAATCTATACTTAATAAAATAATTTAGTAGATTTTTTCTATCACCAAATTCTGTATTGTTAAATGTAAAAATACACTTATCAACTAATTCTTTTGGAATATAGTCGAGGTCTATAAGAGTTCTATTTCTGTGTAAGTTTCTCATCATCTCTTCATTACAGAAGTCTTCTGGTTCTAGTTCAATCCAAGTTTCAAGTTTTCTTTTTGAAATGGGTCTTTGTCGTAACTCATCTACAAAAGTATTATCTGGTGACAAAAAGTTTGGAACACCATCACTTCTGTCACCTTGAAGTATATGTTCTTTAATATATGTAGTAGGGTCTATACCATTAATAAATTTCTTTTGTGTTGGGCTATACTGCGATACAAAATTGTGTTTTTGTAATTGTATAAAATCCTTATCTCCAGAAAGTATCAAAACCTTTTCATAATTCTTTGGTTCAGATGCAACATGAAATACAACAGATGCGATAATATCATCTGCCTCTGCGTTTTCTACTTGCAAGACTTTATATGGAAAATATTCTATGAGTTCATCACGAATTAAATGAAGTGTATCAAAAATAGAATTCCAATCTAACTTAGAATTCTTTCTATCTTTTCTACGACTATACTTATAATTTGGGAAGACATCTCTACGCCAATTAGTCTTGTTATCATAACATAAGACCAATTCTCCAAATTCAGCTGTGAATTTAGAGCGATAACTTCTTAATGAATTTAGAACCATATGTCTAACTAAATCTGGTTCTACTTCTTTTCTATTTCCAATTTGCACCATCAAATTTGATAGTGTCACTTGGTTCATATCAACTAGTATCATCCTCTTTACCATTATCTGATTCAGGCATCAATTCAACAAGTTTATCCAACTTTACCTTTGTTACAATTTGATTGTCTTCTCTAGTTTCAGTTTTTACAATCAAATCCATAAAATCTTGCATAGGGTGTGCAAGTTTTAATTGACGATATAATGCACCCCTAACAGCTTCATTGAGAAAACTGATATCTCCGATAAATCTATCACTCTTAATATTGAAACCATTTTCTCCAATATTATGTATTAATGTAATCATAAGACCTTCTGCAAGACCATCACAAAAATCTAAATCTTCTTGCAATCTGCTGGCATCTAAGTCAACAATTTTAGGTACTTTTTTCCCTTTAAATTTTCTAGGAAATTTGATTACATTATCGTTCAATATCCTAACTCCAGTTTTCTCTTTTCTAATTTTTTCAAGTGGCGTCTACGACCAGCAGCTTTTGCCTTTCTACGTTTTTCACCCCTGCTGACAAAATGACCACGTTCTCGTAGTTCTTGAAAGAAACCATCTTTCATCAGTTTCTTTTTTAGAACCCTTAAAGCACCATTTACATCAGAAGTCGTAGTACCATCCTTATTCTTTATTTGGCGAACTGTAACTGTCATGCCTTCATCTTTCTTATATTTATCCTTCTTGTGATTGAAGTTTTTCTTATTATATCTATAACTCATACATCTCCTTCTGCATCTATTATTTTATTTAGTTTTTCTGTCTCAGCAGATTTTGACTTGTCAACTTCTTTTTCAAGTTCTTTGAAAGCTTCATTCGCTTTAATTTTAGACATTAACATTTTGTCTTTTTTAAGACGATTAAGAAGTATCTTCTGTGCTTCTTCATCAGAATATTCTAGAAGAACATATACACGATACTGAATACCATTAGAAACAACTTTTGATTCTTTCACTTTATATCCAGCAACATCTACATCTGCGACAATATTTTTAGTTGCAGTTGAAATTTCATTTATCACAGAAGCATCCATATCTGAAGAACCTACTTTTGTCATAAATGATTTGGTTACAGAATTCAATCTACCATTTATCCTATCTGCAAGAATAGCTTTCGCTCTAAGATTTGCCATATCATAAGATAATTGCAACTCTGGAGACAATGCAGTTCCTACTGAATAAATTGCATTTTTATCATCTGGCATATTAGTATACCACTTCGGAACTTTATCCACTTGTTCCTCTACAACATTTGCAGTATGTTCATATGCTTTTTTAATTGCAAAGGGTGTTGGTTTCTTTGCAGTATCAATAGTGTCTGTAGTCTTATTAAATACACTACATCCAGACATTAGTACACCAATAGTACCAATGGTTATAACTTGTTTAATCATTACTCACCTCATTAAGTTTATTAACAATTTCGTCACGAGCACCACTTTCTATAAATAACTTAGTGGTGGTTGTTGTTATTTGTGGATAGTATGTGACTAATACTATTCCTACCACAATTCCAATAATAAATTTTATCATTTAAATATCCCAAATAAAAACATATCAAATTTAGTCGGTTCACTTTTTGCATAGTTACCGTAATAAGTTGGGTCTGGACTAGAAACTGGTTTTATTGGTTTAAAGTATTCAGCCCACTTTTCTGCCTTTGATTTCTGTTCTTTCTTTTTATCCTCTAAATATTGCACTATGATAGTTGGTGGACTATCACATACATATTCTGTTTTAGAATTTATAATTTTCCCATCAGAGTATTTTACTATCTTTACATAATCACAATCTTGTGTACCAAGAGCGTTAGATGTAACTAAGATACAAAACACCACTGATAGGATTACTATACACGTTTTCATTTTGATATAGTATCAGAAAATCTAGACAGAGTCAAGACATTTCTGAACTGCATCTACAGCATCACCATTATGAAAACCACCAATATGCCAATCATATTCTTCCGTAGGGATATATCCATCTTTCCAATTGTAAATAGTAGCAGTGACATAATTGAAATCTTCACCATACTCATCTTCAAAAGGAACTTTGAATTCTAACATCCACTGTGCATTAACCTTTTCATAAGGACTTGCATCAGTAAATGTTGGTTCACCAAAAGTCTTAACCAACTTATCATAAGTTGTTTTGACATGACCTTGTAAACTACTCATATTGATATTTACATTAGGGCTGTTTTCAAACTCTAACATTCGACTACTTCTCCTTTCCCAATCCAAACCAAGTTTTCTTCAAACAAAATCTCCCATGTGTCCTTCTTCTCTTTCAAGTAGTCGAACATATAGACATTTTCTTTTGCCCATTTGACAGCATCTTTTGCATTATCAAACTCACCTTTCAAACCCATCTTATTCATTTGGGTATAAACGATATATTTTACTTTCTTCATTACGCAGCCTCCAATAATGTTCCACAATATTTTACAACGTCCTCAGGCGTTGCATAGTAATCAGTGTACCTATCAAAAGGAACAATCATACCACCACAATCTGGGTCTTTACAGACCGCTCCGACATACCAACCAGCGGCAGATGCCATTACGATATTCTCAGAGACAGGCATTTCTGTACCGTAAACATTACAGTTGGTGAATTTAACGTCTTTGATGTTTTTTTGAATCTTCATAATTTACTCTCTCTCTTTATTGTTACGAATCACTTTACCATGTTTTGACAGCAATGTCAAGGGCTATCTTAATAATAACCCCAAAAATCAAACCATAAATCTTTGACAGCATCTTTTGCAATGTCTATGTCAAAATTGGTTTTAAGACCAAGTTTTTCGATTACGAAAGCGAAAACCTCTTCAATGTTTTCAGACTCACTAACCTTGGTTTCAAGACCTTCTATTCCCCAAACGTCTTCCTCTATTCCAATGATGTAGTTTCCAATTTTACTCATATTCAACTCCTTCTTCTTGTAGGAAAAAACTTTTCCCTTTTTCTACTTTTTCAATAGTCAATTTTCCACCATTGACTTTTTCTAATCTCTCAACTTCTTCTTTTTCGACAGATGTCCAATACTCGACATCTCCGTCTGGATAGGTAACTTTGTAATAAATCTTTTTCATCCTTACTCCTTTATCTTACTCTTAGAGTATACATTGTTATGATAACAGTGTCAAGGGCATATTTGATAAAATTTAGGGCTAAAAAAACCCTTGAAAATCAAGGGTTTAGTTAGGTTGATTACAGATTTTCTAGTAGTTTTTTTAGTTTTTTCTTGGATTTACCCACGACTTTTGCTTTTTTGGCCGAATCAATATTATCCGTATTTTCACCAACAATTACTAAAGCAATCATTCCCATAGACTTATGGGGGGTACATTGGTAGAGGTAGATACCCTCTTTCTCAAATGTGAAAGAGAATTCTTTGTTCATTTTACTTTTAACTAATTCAACACCATCTGGCGCAGAAATGAAATGGACATTGTGTCCTTTTGATGCTGGTAACCATGTAATGGTATCTCCAACTGCAACTCTAGCTACTTCAGTTGAATATACCATCCTTTCACCATCAGCATTTTTATTCAACATATCAATTGTCATATCAGCTGCATATGCAGATGATGTTAACATAAAAAATAATACTGTAAATAATCTAATCATTAATTATAATCTCCCTTGTTCTAATTTTTTAATAGCCTCATCGTATTCGGCATTTGTTCTATCATTTAATTGTTGCAAATATAAAAAACCATCACCTTTTGGTGTGAACTCATATTTCATCTGTTGCATGATTTCTCTATTTGCACTTAGTTGTTTTCCTCTTTGAAAGTTTAAAAAGGCTCTTTTTATAAAAACACGCACATTATCACACACATGACAAGTGCGCTCGTATACAGCGCTTGCTACTGACATTCTTGTCTCCTTTTTGAAAGCATATAGTTTAGGTTTAAACTATACAATTATATTTATATAAGAAATAATTTTTGCTGAAGAATGATATTGTTTCCAAAAAAGAAACAATACCGTTATTTTGATAATTTTGTTTTTTCTTGATGTTTTTGTTGATTTTTTTGGTCATTCTTTAACTGTTCATCTTGTTTTTTCCACCTACAATGTTCTCTCATTTCTAATTGTGTTTTAAACTTATTTCTAATCCATTCATTATTATTTGATTCTGCTAAAAACATTTTTATAGAAATATAACTATCTCCACGAAACATTAATTTATCATCTTTATAAAGTGTTCCTGTGTTATTATTAATTTCTAATTTTAAGTTTTTAAAATCATATATCATCCTTATGCAGTCCTACAAAATACTCAGCGTCTACCACTACCAGAGCTTTATGATTGTTTCTTTTAATCACGACTATTGGTTCATAGTTTTTAGAGTTGTCTACTGCTTGAGAATACGATTCCCATATATTTAATTTCTCTTGGTTTTTACATTCGACAGAATAGGGAAACTTCTCTCTCGCAGCCCTTGCCATAATCAAATCTTCACCACCAGCGCCCATTGACCTAGATTCAACATCTTCTGGATGTACTTCTAATTTTTCAATAAGTTGGTCACGAACCCATTGTTGAAGTCTACGACCTTTCGCTTTTGCACTTTGTGTCTTCATCTTGTTAATATTGCTTCATCTGTATACATATTATACTCATCATGAGTATCAGACCATCTTGTATAGTCTTTTTCACAAATATCACAACGACAGTGATGGCAAACTAAAACTTCTTTGTTTTCACCAAAATCTTTATAAAGTTTACCATCACAATGTGATTCATGGCCACAATTTTTACAACCTCTAGCAACCACTCTCACTTACCTCATAACAATCACAATCATGACATACGTCATTTACACACTCTTCACAATCAGTACCACAATGACATTCATGACCACATTTAGAACATTTACTCATAATCGTACTCCTCGTAGTTATCGTCTAATTCATCTTCGTCATCACTATTTATCTCATTACCACAGAAGACACAATGCTTCGCATGGTAATGAGAATCAGACATTCCAAATTGTACTTTGAATTCTAAGTCACATTCGTCACAGTACAGAAGTTTTTTGGTCATTATATTTCACAACCACCAGCCGCTGTACAAGCGAGTTCTTGAGAACCTATAGTCATATCAGATTTTTCATACTCCCCTAATAAAGACCAATCAACTATTTTTGGCATTTTATTTAGTATGTCTTTATATAACTTTTCATCACAATCTTGATAAGGTGCTTGTTTATATGTATGGTCACTAAAAGGTAAGAAACTTACACCAGACATATAATCAAAGTGTTCATAAACCCATGCACCAACTTCTAACCATTCATGTTCTTTAACAGTAATAGTAACACTTGGTTTGTGCTCACACCATGACTTCTGATAGGTTAACCAAAGTTCCAACTGTTCTATGGCGCTCATATCGGTTCTAAATACTGATTTAGCGTCTACTTTCATAGGAAATGAAAATACAGAAGTATGGTTAGGATTCATCACATCATCCTCAACTGGAAATCCAGCATCAACCATCATCTTTGTCAATGGGTCTTTTTTATCTCCACGAACTGTTCTGATATAAAATGGATTATGTCTTGCATGAATACCAGAAGCTGCATCAACTAATTGTGATACAGTACCAGACGGTTTCACACAAGTAATTGCAGTTGAACGATTAATACCAAGTTTCTTTGCCCACTTCTTATTTGTTTCCACAGCGTGTTCTCTTAACTTATTGAGTAAATCTTCAAGACCTTTTTCCTTACCATTTGTAAGTGGACTATCCATAATACCAGTAAGTGATACACCAAGAAGTCTTTCTTCACTACAGTTCTTTTTCCACATTGCAGATACATATTTAAAGTTTGTCAATGTAGATTGAAATGTACCAAGAATAGTTGCAAGTTCAACTTTCTTCATTAGAGTTTCTTCTGTATCACCAACACGAATTACTGCTTCTGAAAGATTACAGAATTCTCTATCTCTCAAGATGATTTCAGAACAAGGATTCGTACCGAACTCATATCCGTCTACAACTCTACGACCATTTCTAGATGCCATCTTATTTGCAGACTCACGATTGAAGATACCTCTTTCACCAGACTTAGAATCATAAAGAGATTTCCATTCGTCCATGAAGATACCAATGTCTGGTTTTTCAGAATAACAAGCAGAGTTGTTTGCAAGAGCTCTCTGTCCATTCTGTTCCCACCAAGAACCTGCTTTTGCGTGTCTCATTCTATCATCAGATAAGTTAGACAAACTAATCAATGCACTTCTACGAACACCACCAACTACAACAATTTCTGCAATCTTACAGACAATATCATGACATTCTAGTGATGACAACTTTCTACCTTGTGAGTTTTTAAAAGTAGTAACACAAAACTCAAATAGACTTTCTAATGGGTCTGGGCCAGATGCACGACCACCAAAAGTTTTCAATGGAGCACCAGCAGGTCTAACTTTTGACATATCCCACTTTGGAATCTGTCCAATATACAACATACCAATTAGTTCTTTAAATGCTTTTGCCCAACCTAACTTACTATCTGCAACTTGAATAACAGTATCAGACAGATAAAACTCTTCTGCAACCACTGGAAGTTTGGATGTATATTGTCTTTCTACAGAAAAACCAACACCAGTTCCGTTCATTAATACATAAAGAATTTCATCAAAAGATGCAACTCTATCTACTGCAACATATGAACAGTTATACCCAGCGATATTTTCTTTTTTCAATGCAGGCCCAGCAGTCATCAAACATCTCATTGAAGGCATCACTCTAGTTTCAAGAATTGCTTCTTCTAGTTCTGCTTTTACTTTTGGTTCTAATTTATAACCACACATTTCTTCTAAATGCGAATCAAAAAAGTTAAAATATCTTCCAACAGTCTCACTCCAAGTTTCTCTACGACCCTCTTCAGGCAACCATCTAGAGTATCTTGATAGATGAATAAACTGTTGATATTGAGTTGGTAGTTGGTTTGATATAGACATACTGTTTCTCCTAAATTTTTTTCCAATGTGATAATTGTGTTTTTGCTTGTAAACCAGAAAAGGTATTGTTATGTATAATATTCAAGATTTCTACATTTGTCATCCCACCAACTATCATATCATTTATATCCTTTTCTTTTATATCTTCAGGCCAGATTACAACACTATAATCTTCCTTAATTGCTTTTTCAATGTTTTTGATGATTTCCCTATTTCTAGGTTCATTATCAAATACTAACGTACTCTTACCTTTGTATTGAGGTAATCGTAAATCCCCTTGAGCAACTGCAATGCAGTTTGGAAGAAAAAGACTATCAATAGGGCCTTCCACGATAATAATATTCCTACTATCGTCAACCCTGTCAAGACCAAAAATTTTCTTTTGATTTTGGTCAAGTATAATCGTAATATACTTCGGTTGTTCCTTTCCAAATGCTCTTCCTTGATACGCAAATATTTTATTATTTGCATCACGAAAGGGAATCACCATCCTTGGATGGTCATTCGTCAAATCCTTGAACTTGTTTGGTATTAACTCATTAGTCCAAGTAAAAAACTTATTAACCAAATAAATATCGTTATATCTACTCTGTGGTAATAAACGGTTTCCCATAGATTGTACAGCTGGGTGGTCTTGTCCAAGTTCTCTGAATGATTTATGTTTTGATAAGATGTCTTTCTGAATGAAGACCGGCTTGGGTATATTGAACTCTGGATTTTTGACATTTCCACCTCTTCCATTTGCTGTAGAACCTTCCTTGTATCTTTCAACAAGGTATTCTTTATATAGGGATTTGTCAACCTCTAAAATTAAATTTGCAAGGTTTGTTCCCTTAGAACAGTTATGACATTTATAGAACAAATCATTTTTTGTCCTGTAAACATAACCTCTAGCTTTTGATAAATTCTTTTTTGAATCTCCACAAAATGGACAACGAAAATTCCACAAGTAATCACCTTTCTTGGTGAACTTAGATAATCGGTGTGACATTAGGTTGAGATACTTAATATCTACATATGTACTCATGTTGTAGATACTACACTAAACTTGATAAGATGTCAAGTCAAATTGAGAAAGTTATTATTTTTTGTAAGATAAAACCAGCAACAATAGAACCACCTATGATAACCCACTTCCATTTTTCCAGAACTCCAACTCTACCACTTAATTCATTTCTTAGTTTTGAAAATTCGTCCTGTAATCTTCTTTCCATTTCAGTCATATGCTTTGTTGTTTCTTTTGCATTACTGGTAACTCTAGAATGTAATTCTTGTATGTTATCTCTTAATTGTTTTTCTTGTTCATCTAGTGCCTCTTCTTGTCTGACAAGTTTTTCCTCATGAACAGCCATGATAGTATGTAAAGAACTAGAAACATCAGCAATCTTTTCAATAGCAGTGTCAAGTCTAACATGAATTTCTTTCATATCCTTGACCTCTCTTTTTAATAATGCTATCTCTGTTTCTACTGACATTGTATTAATCCAAACTTAAAATTTTATTCGGATGCATCTTTCCATTATATTCTTTCATTTCTATTTCACCTTCTTGACATACCCATCTTGGGCCATTTGGCCCTTGAGTTCTTTTTATTTTTCTTTTTACTTGCAAACATTCAACCATTGATTCTCTTGGTGTGAATTCAGTCGGTACATCTGCTCCACTCATAAACATCATCAAAATAAATCCAGAAAATATTTCCATTAGTGATTTCCATTTTTTACTGCGTCATAGTGGTTATTCACTATTCTATCTTTTAATTCATCTATTTGTTTTTCCAACTTACCAATTCTTGACTCAAAAAATTCTAGTGTCAATGCTTGTTGTTGGTCAAAAGGTGCTTTTCCTGTTTCTATATTCTCTGATAACTTTTCCAATTCTCCAGCCAAATGTTCAATTAACATAAACTGTTCACTATCTGCTGGTAGGCTTCCCATCTCTCCTCGTGGCCATTTGATTCTAAATTCTGTGTTTTTTTCTAAATCTGAAGACATAAGAGTCTGTTCAGTTTCTATTGAATTTAATCTTTCTATAATTCCAAAATAAGCCCAAGTTGCAACTGCAACTGCAACAATGATAGAAACCATATTTCTTATAGGCATTGCTACTTGTGTGCTATCAGATAATTTAGCTGTCATTTCTTTTTATCTCTATTATTATACAATTCAAAGAGAACTTTCACTTTTTCATTAATAACCTCTATGGCAGAGTGCATCTTCGCTAGTATTATAACTAGCGTTACGAACCCTAACGCAAGTGGCCATAAAGCCACTAGTAATTCTAAACTCTCTACCATTTTGAGTTATTCCCATGTTATTAACTACCTTTATAATATTTATATGTAAAAATCATTTGTCAAGGATTTGACATTGATAATAATTTGTCACTTTTTATTGTCAATTATTTGTGCGTTTACTTTTCTATGTTTGTTCCATGCGACCCAGCCACCAAGTCTTAATGCCCAGTAGGATAAGTAGTTCAAAAAATAGAAACCATTGATTTCAATGTTGATATCTCTAAATATACCGTCCATCCATTTTTGAGATTTTTTCCCAATGTCTGTACCGTCTTTTTTGAGAAGTGTTTCATACTTATATCCGTAGTCATGAATAAGACCACCAATTAATAAAACACCAACTGGAGATAAGAATTGTGCTAAAAACTTTGGTACACTTGCACCGTCAAACTTAAATCCTTTTGGTATCACTAGGTCTTGACCAGAAAATCTATAGTGAAAATCTTTAGTAATTTCCCAATGTCTTGAACCAAATACCCACAATCTTAATGCACCCCAAAATCCTTTACCTTTTGTTGGTATTCTAATTGGTTTCATATGTGGATAATCTTTATATGTAAAACCTATAATATCAGTTTTTTTCTTATCAAATAAATTTATAATGAATCCTATAATGACTAAAATAATAAACGTAGTCATTGGCCAAAATTGTATTGCCAATCCTGTGATTAAATCCATCATTTTTTATTCTCCTCTTCTTTTACTGCTTTTTCGTAGTAAATTATTATTTCTTTTTGTTGTTCTAAATATCTTTTAATGTCTGCTATATTTAGAGCAAGATTTTCATAATCTTTCATACTTAATGCAACAAAAGCCAAGTCACCATATATTTGTGTGAATTCTTTTTTGAATTCATCAAAGTTATCTTTGGTGACTACAAATACTCTAGTATCAGTTAGTTGTAACGGTTTCGGACGTGCTACTACTGGTACTGTTGTCTTCTCCACCTTGACTACTGTTTTTATCTCTGGTTCTGGCCTCAGATTCGAGCAACCACTGAGGAAGAGCACGTTCAGCATCACCACCAGTATCGCCCATGAAGTCACGCCATAAGTTTGCTGTTGCTCCATTCATTTTTCCTTCAAGTACTTTTGCATCTTTCAATGCTTCCACAACAAGATTTAATTTACTTAGTTTCGCTCTTAACTCATCACCATACGCTTCTGCTTTTTGTAAATCTTGTTGTAATGATTTATTTAGAGATGCCATCTTTTGAATGTCACCTTGTAATTTATTTACACTTGCACTTGCAGTTTCAACTGCGACTTCTAATTGTGCATTGTTTTCTCGCAATACAGAAATAGTATTTTGGGTGGTGTCATAATAGTATTTTGCACCATAACCTACACCACCCAATATTGCGACTAATAATATAATTCCATATAGTTTTACCATTTAGTTAATTCCTAACCATGCACTAAAACCAAACACTTCCATAAGCATGAAAGTGAATAACATGATTACAATTGACCACATAATTAATTTACCGTTAAAATTTGATGCCGCTAATTTAATTGCAAGAATCTCGTTGCCAAAAAATCTTAACATCAACTCAAATTCATTGTGGTCATCTTTAACGACCACTCCATTCTTTTTTTCTTCTTTCATATTACTCTGATTTCCAAATAGTCCAAATACCCCATGCAATTGCAATACCAGCTGCAATTTTAGCGAGTGGTGCCATGAAAAGAATCATAAGTCCAAGTGCAACACATACTGCACCATCCCATGATGTTCTTTCTTTCATTCTGTTTTTAATCCAATTAATCATTTGTTTCTCCCTTGACAATGTGCCCTTTGTGAAAATCCTTTCGGATTATTACAGTCAATACTTTTCTTGTACTTGTCACTCCACTTCTCATAACGAATTATAGGGCTTGTTGTTTTGAAATCTTTCTTTCTCATAATTGTTTTATTAGTTACAACGAACTCATCACCTTTTGTTTTAATAACAACTGGTAAATTTAAGTTTGTTGACATATCTTTAAGAACAGCTTCAACGTCTGGATTGTTTCGTATATTCTTTCCTTTGTTTTTCTGTATCTTCTTAAAGAATCTTTGTAACTCGGCAACTTTGATTTCTGGACTGTTTCTGGGGTCATTCAGTCTATCAACAAAGTGTCGTGTAAATTCTACGTCTATATTATATTTCTTCAATATTCTATCTGCAAACTTTTCTAAATCACTAACATCTCTTTGTGTAAAATCTTCATTCTTTTGTTTTGTAATCTTTTTCATCTTTTCAATATATGCACGATAAACATCAGCAGGGCCAATCTTACCCATCACTCTCGCACGTTGTTCCATTGCAATTGCAGCCTGTATTTTATGTGCGTGGGATTTACCAGATGATTCTATTTTCTTTACACTGTCTTTTGCATCTTGAACATTTGCAAACTTTAGACCATGTATTGTACCCTTTGGGTTTTCATCTGTATATAAGTCAGAATGACTAGGACTGTTTTGATGTTGACCTTTTTTTCTTGCGACACGTTTAGTTGTTTTCGCAACAAGATTTAACCTCATTGCACTTAAATCTGCAACAGGTTTAAAATGATTGTAATTAGAATAGTCCGTTAAACTCATTATAACCCCTTAATATAACCCTTTAGTGTTACTATTTATGTATACAGGTTTACAATAAGCGGTTGCTCTATGTTCTTGGGGAACTAGGTAGGAACTTCCATAGTTACCATATCTCTTTACAACTCTACTTGCAAAGTAATTACAAGTGTCTATACTACGAAAATACATAGGTTGACCACCTTGTTTTACATCACCTAAGAGTAATACTAAAAGAAATGCGTGTATCATTCATTATTATTTACCACCAAATACCACATTAACAAGTCTTAACATTTGTGCTTTTCCACCTTTGTTAATGATATCTTCCATCTTCTTTTTGGTATCTGGTTTTACCTTATCAAGAGCTTGAGTTAATGCAGAAGCAGTATATAAATCAACTTTCATTTTACCGTCTTTCATTTTGACAGGCATATTTTGTTTATTCTTAACAATCTTTCTAAGAATATCCACATTTGCTTCAAAAAGATACTCATTTCCAAAATTGTCCATATTTTCTTTTACAGATTTACGAAAGTTTGCTTCTCTCTTTGCTCGTAACTCACCCATTCTTTTAATAAATGCTTTTGCTTCTTTGGTGCGACCATCATATAATTTTTTCTTTTTCTTTTTAACTGCATCAGCAGGTAAAGAAACACCACCGCCTGAAACAGAATTAGCTGGTGCATCTTCTTGTTGAATACCCAACATCTCATCATCGTAAAACTTTTTCATTATGTCATTAAATTTTATTGTCATAGTTCCAAATCCTCTATTCCAACCTCTTTTATATCTTCTGCGCTAACAAAGATTTTTGATTGTGTTGGCATATGTATAACTGGAAATATTTCTACTCCCAGAACTGTGTCCGTAGGCGCAGTTGGTTCAAATACTTGAACTTCGTCACCTTCTAACGCATCTGGACTTTCTGCATCTTCTTTATCAAAAGTAATATCATTTACAAGTTTGTAGATACCTTTTGGTAATTGACCATTATCTAACGTAACTTCCTCTGATATTGTATTATCTAGTTCAAAATTATTTTCCTTTAAATATTTAAGGAATTCCCTCTCCCACATTTTTGGGTCTACATCCTCTTTGAAAGTATCTTTCAAGAGAAAAAGTGCGGCCGCATAAGTACCTAGTTTTGTTCTAAGGCCAGGCACTTTTCCAAAAATCTTTTTAATATTAAAAACTAATTTATGAAGAACTGTATACGAATTCTTTTCTGCAATCGTATTTAAAATGGTAGGTTTGTTAGTGCCAGGGATTAAAATACGATTACCATTTTTATCAATGACACCAAGTTTATATGCCTCTTGTTTTTCAAAAGGTGTGACTAGTAACTTAATAAATCTGTAAGTCACAAATAAATCAATCGCTCTTCCCATTATAGTTTCCTTAAAACCTCAGATATTTTTTTATCTTCATCTATCTCTTTTAGTTCTCCATCTGGTAACATACTCAGAAAAACTAAAAACGATTTCAACTGGGGCCAATGTTCTGGTTCTATTTTGAACAACAACAAAGTTGAAGCTGCATCAGGCCCGAATACATTATTTAATATAATAATATGATTCAGTAATAACCTTTCTTTTACGACACCATCTGATTTGTATTTTTTAAGTAATCTTTTAATATACTTAAATCGTTTCATGTCATCGTAAAATTCTTTTTCACCTTCACATTGTGGATTATCATAATGTTTTACAGCAAATAATAATACATTATCACTAGTTATTTTTTCAAACATTTAAGAGATTTGTGCCATTACCTTATGTGTTCCAGTTGGAAGTTTCTCGTAAACGAAATTGATACTTCTACCAGTTTCTTCTTCGTTTACGATTTCATCAGCTGGAGTATCTAAGTCTTTACCAAAAATTGGTTTTGTTATCGGAACAGACATATCTCCACTTTCTCCAGTGAATTGCACATCTCCGAAATGAATACCGACTCTCATAAGTTTTTGTCTTAATTCATTTACAGCTTTCTCTGGAACAAGATATTCTTTCATTCCAATAGAACCTACAAATGCATTAAGTTTTTCAACTACAGAATCATCAGACAAATCCATTAAATGACCATCATCATCAATATGCTCCCCATCGGTTGCTTTGACAGATGAATATTCTAAAAATGTTTTCATTTTACTCTCCATCACCATGCTCTTCATCAAACCCATCTGTTTCTGGGTCTGGATAAATTTCTTGCAATGGTTTAGTTTTCTTTTTTACTTTTGGTGCTGGTTCGATAGGTTCAACAACTCTAGGTTTTTGATTTACCATCGGAACTCCACCAGCTCCATATCTAATTGGTTCAACCATAAATATTCTCCTTACGAAATAGTAGCACCTTTATTAAGAGCTACTGCCCATTTTACACCAGTGTAGACCAATTCTACAATGTCACCAACATCATTCCATACAATAGATGTACTTACATCACTGGCAAGTAAATTACCATCAGCTTGGGTCATAGTTACATCTCCACCATCTGCTGTCATAACAAGTGTCTTTCTCTGGCCAGGGAATGTACCAGCCGCAAGCGTAATTGAAATTTGAGCACTAGATTCAATTTTTGTTACATCACTGGTTAAACTCACTGCACCAGCACTACTAATAGTATCTGAAACAATTCTATCTTGAACAGACCTTATTCCTAATAAATCACCATTCAAACCAACAAGATTCCAAGCACTATTTGAATATACAAGTATTGCACTATCACCTTGTTTTCTGAATACTAAGTTTGTATATCCATTTACGGCAGCAGGTGTTACTGTAAAAGTCTTATTACTTGATGGTGCAGTATTCATAGTAATAATTTTAATCTGACCTTCTTTAGCACCAGTTGCAGTCATTGTTTGACTAAAACTGTTACCAAGAGCATTACCGTCAATTCTAGTGATTGACGATGAAATATTTACAGCGGTATCACCACTAATATCTTGTGGTGTTCCACCCAATGCAACAATAGTTGGAAGGTTTGCTAACAAGTCTTGTATTTTAAGTTTCTTGTTAATTGGTGTTCCACTAAAATCAATTACATGAAGTAAGTCTACCCCAGCAACTGCGTTACCTAAATCAGTGAGTGCAGTAATCTTCTTATCTGCCATTTATTTTCTCCTATTAACCCTTTTTCTTGGGAATGCTACTGTCGGTAGTTTCCGACACCACTTCTTCTTTGGTCAAATCTTTCAAGAACAAATCACATTGTTGAATTGCACCACTAATTGCATATTGTTGTGCCATCAAATTTTGTCTTTCATTCTCAAGTTTAACCAAAGTTTCCTTCACCTTAGCTTCATCAGCTTCCAGTGATTGTTTACGAATATTAATTTCAGTTTCAGTCAATTGACTCATTCTTATATCTCCATAATTTTAAATGATATAGTATTATATATTAACTATCTGGTAACTCTAAATCATCTGCTTGGTC